CCTGTCCCCGTTGCGCCTGTACCGCCTGACCCTGAATCATGGCTGTTGTAACCGGTGTTTCCTGTTACGGCCGTGGCCGATGGGTTGCCGGTCGTGGGACTATAATTGCTTTCTGCGGCATCAATCTTCATGACGGTTGAAGTCGCACCCGGTAACGTGTGTGTATGATTAGGAATCACCAAGTCCCCGGCAGCATGGTAATGAGACAAGGTATGCGTATGGCTTGGGCCGGTATGCGTGTGCGATGGGCCTGTGTGTGTGTGGTTGCTCAGGTCGTGGCTGTGCGAAGTCCCCGTGTGGGTGTGGGCTGTTTTCGCATCGGCTGAACCACCCGCCGCGACCGCTCCGGCCGCCGCGTAGACAAGCATAGCTCCATCTTGACGCGCAGCGTTCCTCGTCCATCCGGTCGGCGCAGCATCCTGAATAAAGATCATTTCGGTTCCGGCAGGCGCGTTCAGAACCCCCGTAACGTCTCCATCCGATGCAATCTTAAACGCCGTCCCTCCGGGAACGATTGCACGCAAATCTCCGGCATTGTTCCAAATCTTAATGTCTGCTGCGTCTGCGGCTTCGTCTCCGGCCTGATCGATCAGTTGAATGACGGTATGCTTTCCGGCGGTCGTTCCATAACCTGTTGGAAACTGGTGGTCTCTCCCTATGGCATCTTCCAGGGCATCGTTATTTTCTCGAATGTGATCATCAGAAAGCCTGAGTTTGGTAGCCCCCGCCGGCTTGTCTTTGTCAAATTCTGGCATTTATTATCTCCTCCCGCATCTCTCTCCACGTCCAGCCGCCGGCGCGAATTCGCGGCTTGGCCATTTCTTCCGGAACAACTACTCCATGGATCCAGACCGCAGAACAAACGGTACACTTCATCACCACGTCACAACGGTAATCTTCCGGTTTTCTCTGAAAGAAGTTGGCCGCCTTGGCCATTACATCGAGTGACCGACAGACCGGGCACTGTACCGGCCACAAGAAAAGAGGAAGCGGTCCGGAAAGATCCCAGGCCTTGTTTGCCCGCTCCATGATTTCTTCCCTGGTGAGGTCGTGACCTACCATTAAAACCTCCCCCCGACCGGACGCCTGCCTAAAGGTTGCTGCCGGATAATCTGATTTTTAATTGTATCAAGATGATACTTATAGACCGGGGCGTGCACCTGAGCTTCGTCAACCTCCCCTTTTTGCGACATAAACATAATTGCCGTTCCATAGGCGATGGACGGTCCCCAAAGGGAATTGTCTAAATCCCCGGAAGTCAGGGCGTCTGGAACGCTTGATTTCTTTCGTAGTCGAACCTCGTAGGCATCGTCAGGAATTGGGCGCAGAATCAGGGTGCGGTCAAGCAATAAGATATCGCTTGGCTTGTTTTTGGTAGTAAAATCGTGCGGATACTCCTGATAAAACCGGGTCTCGTCTGTCCAAAGGGTAGCGTCGTCGTCGTCGACATATGCCGGTGGATGAACCTCGGGTACAGAATCGGGTATTGCCTGGCTCCCGGTCCCGTCCACTGTGTTAAACGTGTACCAGCCCTTAAACTCCGGAATACCGGCTTCACCGGGAAAAATATATTGAAAATAATGGTTTATCTCGACAAGGATATTCGCATCCGAGATCTGGTTAGCCGATTTTCTACCAGTCAGATCCCGGAACAGCGATGTGACCTGCGCTACAGTCCAAGCCATAGCCAACCTCCATGTTTAAAGGCTTTTGCTGGTTTGCTCAGTCACGCCGGATGCAATAGCCCCGATACCAATATTGATCTGATTGTAATAGCTGGTTGCCTGCGCTACCTGTCCTCCGGTCCCGCCCGTTAAAGCGTCCGTTCCCGCAACCAAATCATTTGCAGCCTTGGCGTGAACGGCAACATATCCGCAAACCACATCTCCGGAAGGCGTTATACTGGCAAGGTTCGCCAAGGCCAAAGCCTCTGATGCAGCTTCGGCCCCCCAATCAACATGCCCGGTAGTGCCGTCGTCATCGATACTTAATATGGCCGCCGCCCAATACGCATTTGTCGCAATCACGGTTTCTGTGCCCGTATCAAACTCTTGGTCTGTGGCAACGGGGATAATCTCCCCGTTAACCATAATATTGAAACCATCGCCATTTTGAATGTCAAAATCTGTTCTGATTTCAAAATTAGCCGGGCCAAGACACCGTGTAAGTGTTTCGGTTCTAAGCGTGTTTAAAAGCACACGCACAGCGTCCATTTCGGTATCAAGAGCATTCAACAGCTTCACCAGTTGAACGGGGTCCTTTACCGCTTCAATGGATATTCTTCTTGTAGCCATAGAACAACCCTCCTTACAGGGACTTTGAGACCTGCTCGGTTACTGCCGCCGCTGTGATGGTGGCGGGAGCAGAAGCCGGCTTAGGAGATCCCAAAGTGGCTGCGCTTGTGGTTGACGTAATCGGGACAAGGTCAAAGAACTGGTAATAGTTCGTTGCGGTCGCAACGTTTCCGCCTGTACCGGTTGTTAAAGCATCCGTCCCTGCGGTGAATCCGGAAGCATGCGCGTTGACCGTTACGATGCCCAAACGCGCCTTGCCTGCCACAAACGGTATAGCCCTCGCCGCAGCCAAAGCCAATGCCTCCGATGCAAAGTTAGCCGTGGTCCATGTGGCTGCCAAGGTGGTGGCATCGGAGGCATCAACAACAAACGCCGCCCATTGTGAAGCGGTGATGGTCTTCGTGGTCCCGGTGTCACAATTGGTATTGTCCGTCAACGTGTAAGGAACGCCGGCAGCAAGGAAGGTAACCGTTTCGGTGTTTTTAACATCGAAGTTTGTGTCAATCGCAAATACCGGGTTTGTGCCGGCGACAGACCGGTTCTGGTCTCGGTGGACAAGGAACGCCACTTTGAAGAGAAGTTCGTCAATCAATGCTTTATTGGTGGCATGGTCGTCATGGAGTTCTTCGATCAGGGTTTCAACGGCATCCGCCGCCGCCTTGAACGTTGCGTGATCCGTTCGAAGCTCGGTTGTCAGCGTCCGCGTCTCGTCAATCTCCGTATCTATTGCGTTCAGGAGCTTGAAAAGAGCTTCAGGATTGGCAACGGCCTCCCAGTTGATTCTTTTTTTAATTACTGCCATGGATTTACTCCTTATGCCGCCTGCGCGGTTTCATTGGTTTCTTTTATCGGCTTCCCGCGTTTCATGTTCACATTGGGCTCGGCCTGAGTCTGTATAAATTTCCCCATATCGACCGGCACACAGGAAAAACGGTTCTGTTCCGTAACCACATAGCTTTTCAGGGCTCTGGTTACAGGGTCGATTTTGTGGCCGTAGACCGGGACCTTGAGGGTGTTCAGATGATTTACAACCGAAAGTGGGAGGTCGTATTCCTCACCGTGCCTCAATGCGGTGTCGGTCTCTCCTTCTGTGCGGGATTCCTTGAAAATGTACTGGTTATAGGTAAATGACAACGGAGGGCTCGGTCTCCCCGCAGCAGGCGGATCTTCGATGTTCTGGAACCGCACCCTGACCGTCGGGTCAATGACTTTTGAGTCCTCAACTCTTTTTCTGATAATCCTGTCGCGTTCCATCTTTATCTGGGTTTTTTCCTTTTCGTTCATGATTTAACCTCTTTCGGAGGGCCGGGGAGATCTCTCCCCCCGGCTGTGTTAAGGGTTTATATTACCAGTTGGCTGAATCGCCAAGGTTTTCGTCTCGGTCAGCCTCGATAGCGACATAAAAGATAACATCGCTGTCGTCGGAAAAAGAAGCCGAAATGGCCAAGCCTTTTCCGCCCTGGACAACTGGTCCGTCGGGATTGCTCACATTAAAGAAATAGTTCGCAGGGGTCCCGTCGCTGCCGAAATTGACCGCCGCACCACCCTTGGTAAGGGAGATCCGGAACGTCCCGGCGCCATATACTTCGCTGTCAATCACGTGGTAATTGACCAGCGCCGTGGGGGCCGTTGTCGGAAGCCCGCCGCCAGCCACGAATTTGACAATATCGTTGTTTGCCGGCACGTCAGCCGCAAGGGTGCAACTGATGAGATCCTCCGCCGCGCCGGAGGTATCGTCAAAGGTGCAGGATTTACGATTTCCGATTGTTACAGTATCGTACTCGGAAACATACCCGGCGCTCGCTTTCTTCAGGATGTTGGCCGCAACAGCTGTGCCCTGGTCGTTGATGCAATATTCCCAGATTTCCTGGGCATCACCGTTTTGGTTAAAATAAACCAGGGTTGCGACTTCACCGGCCGCAGCGTTGGCGTTTCTGATCTCCGCATAAGCCGGGATAAACCCAAGGTTCAGGTTTACGATTTCCCCGGTGGAGATGAACTTACCCGTTTTAATTTGTCCCATGATGCACCTCCTCCTTATGCCGCCGTCACGCGCAGCTGCAGCATGAATAGGTCGTTAAGAATCCGGCAGGCCCAGGGGGCAATCCACCCTGACGTTGCGTAACGATTCAGCGGAGAACCAGCGGTATCGAATCCGTGAACGACGTTTTTGGTTTTGCCCAGGTTAACAGTACCATAGGCGTCCTTGCCGATGATCGGAATGGGGTAAATAGTGGAACTCAGTTTGGCGTTTGAGCTGTGAAGGAATCTCACATTGCCTACCGCGCCCCATTCAGCGTCATCGACTCCCATCTGGGCACTGTAGCCCTGAACCCCGGTAAAGCCCACACAAGCTTCGAGGTCCATAACGATGGTGCTCTTGATAATTCCCCAGAAAGCCGCCCTTACGGGCATGGTTCCCTGGCCGGTTCCGGCCTTGATCATCGGAGCGACAAACTCGGCGTCGTTGCCCAGAAGGGTTTCAACTACCGTGTCGATATCGGTCCGGGTGATTTCGGTCGGGGTACTGCCGTTGATTCCGCCAGAAGCGTTTACCTGCGAAGCGGTTGCCGCAAGGATGTCCCTTGCCAGCGTGTCAAACGTTTTGCCTTCGTTTCGGCCCAGCTTGTCAGACGCAACGCGGGTCAAAACGGGGTCCTGGTTGGTAAGATCGACGACATCCGTAATTTTTACGTATGTGCCGTACCATGCGACCTGCGCCGTTAATGAAATATTGCTCAACGGCTGTGCATCAGGGTCGGTTCCTTCGGGCAGCGGGGTCGTAGCATCGGTCAGGTCGTCGTACCGGTGCCACTTATAAATCGTCCCGCTTTTCTGGTCTAACGTCGCCTCTTGCGCCCACTTTAAGTGGGTCAAGCGAGGCGTGGCGGATCGGAGGATCACGCGATCATAGAACGTGTCCAGTCCCGGCGCTACTTGGCTTGAGGTTGTGACTACATCAGGCATAATGCCTCCTATTTTTTATCACCGTGGCATCCCCGAGAGAACGCGCTGCACTTCATTATCGAAATCGGCATCATTCATGGTACGGAACCGATCGTTACCGGCTACAGCCCCGCCCCCGCCGCCCATCGCCCCGGGTGCTCCGGGTTTGGCGGCGTTCTCGATTATCCTCTGAAGATCGGAGAGGATGTCTTTTGGCGGAGATGGAGCCGTTCCACCGGCCTTGGCGGCCTCCATCGCCTGGATGAACTTGGGAGACATCCGGGCAACGGCCAAAGCTGCGGCCAGCGGGTTTTCCGCACGCATGATCATACCTTTCAGCATGGGGTTTACGGTGACCATTTCGGGTAAATAATTCCGAATCGTTGTTTCATAATTCGGGTCCATTACGTGCAGCTGGAGCTTGGCGAAATCGGCCTTTAAGGGGGCCACGGAACTGTTGTCCTGTTTCACCGTCTGGATTATCTTTCGGATATCCTTGACGTTGACCAGTTCATCATCGTCCATGCCATCGAGCGGGTCGGTGGGCGCTGCGGGTGCCGCCGCTGCTGGTTGTGCTGCCGGCGGCGGCATCATTTGAAACTGCATCAGCTTCTCCTCTAACTCGCTGTTTTTCCCTTTGAATGTTGAGAGTTCGTTTCTTACCGCCTCCACTACATGTAAGGGAACCATGACCTCTTTTGCTGCTCCTGCTGGTTGTGCTGCCGGACTTCCTGCGGGTTGTCCGCCCGAAGGTTGTGCGGGTTGAACTGCTGGCTGCCCCCCGGCGGCGGGAGCCTGAATTACGCCCGGTGTTAGTTCTGGCATTGCTGCCTCCTTAAAAGCCCGATTCACCCAAAACCCCTCGGCCGCAGGGATTTGTCAGATTGCTTTCGGCGTTCTGACTGTGCCCGTTCGTTTTGGGTTACTGGCCGGCCGCGCCTCAAAAATAAAAAGCCGGATCACAGATTTCGATCTGCAATCCGGCTCAGATACTCCTGCGTTCTAATTCTAATGAACGCGGGTTCCAATACTCGTGATTGTCTAACTATTCAATTTTCAAAGAACCTTACGTCTCTACCTTTGCATTGACTTCAATCTTTACATGCTCAAGTTCCGGCTTTTCGTTCATAATCACCTGACAGTAAGCTCCGCACTCCCGGCAGGCCGCCCGAATCTTTTCAATCAGCGTCTTGGCTTGCTGTTCTTTCAATTCAATCTCCTGTTAATTACCGGCAAACCCTTCACGCTATCGGCAATCGTCCTGGCTCCTGCAATCTCGACCTGTTTTCCCGGAACGGTGTATAAAATCCCCGGGGTCGGAATGTCAAGTGGAAGGTTCCAGACCATTTCCGCGTCGCCCCGCCGGTTGTCTATCCTGAAAAGGATTGTGCCAAAATACCTGGTGTCTGGCGGTCGATCAAGAAGGATGACTCTTTCTTTGATTACGTGGCCGCCCGGGCGGCTCATGTCAATGTTCGCGTACACCAGAATGTAATACGGCCTCGGATGGTCGCTCTTTCTGTTAATGATCTTGGTAAGGGTTTCCAGAAGGTCGGACTTCATCTGGTCTCGGCATCCCCCAAACGTAAGTTTATTTGGAGTTTCGCCTAAATCCTTATGTAATTTTTTAATGATAATTTCCATATCATGCCTGCCCTATCGTCTGAATGTTTTCAAGTCCAGGTTGTCCCCCCTCTGGTTGTCGCTGTTCCCCCTTCAGCATCCCAAGCATCTGTTGAAGTAGGGCCAGGGTTTTGGCAAATGAATTAAGATCAACCTGCTGCAGCTCCCTGATAGTCTTGGCCCGGTCGAGCTCGGATGTGGTCCGGTTCTCCTGCGCCTGAGACAATCGTTCTTTGGCGCTGGCGATCTTCTGGGCTGCTTCAGCGTTCAAAAGCTGCTTGGCAACCATGTTCATCTGCCGTTCTTCCTCGGCTGCCTCAGACTGCTGTTTCTCGGCCTGAGTCATAATCTGCTTGAATTTGTCCTTGTACTCCATTGGTCCGTAATCTACCATGGCGTTCCAAGGGATGGGCGCCCCCATTTTCTTATAAGCCATTAACTGAGAATAAAACAACTGTCGTTGGCTGTCGGTCAGAACCGCCTCAACCGGAACACAATCATATTTAGCGAAATCCTTGGTATAAAACTCCCGCGTCGGTGGCTCCCCTAAAATCCTCTGCACCTTGGTTGGCGTGTAGTTTTTCTGAATGATTTTAACCTGTTTTCGACCTAATAGAATTCGTGAGAACCTATGCCCGTTGAAAAGGCCTTGCAAGGTCGTAAGCCCGTTTGCACTTCGAAGTTTTGCCAGCACCGCTGCCACTTCAACATTGCTATCTTCTGGGCTTCCAAGCATTTCCGAATTCACCCCGGCTACAGAGTCAACGTCTCTATCCATAAC